AGATGCAAAACAAAATGGTATCTATAAGGTAACAACTGCTGGTGCAGTTGGAGCTGCACTAGTTCTCACAAGAGCTGACGATGCAAATACGGCCGCAGAACTTACAGGTGGAACATTTACCTTTGTCGAACAAGGCTCCACACAACAAGAAAACGGATATGTATTTTCACATAATGGGACTCCAACTTTTGGAACAACTCTTTTAACAGTTTCACAATTCTCTGGTGCAGGACAAATAACTGCTGGAGAGGGTCTTACTAAAAATGGAAATGTTATAGATGTAGTTGGTGGAACAACTATTGATGCTGACACAAATGCAATCCATGTAAATTCATCTGGAACTGCAAATCAGATTCTTCTTTCTGCTGGAACAGTAGGAAATGAAGCAACTTATGGTCAACTTCCATTAGGTGATTCAAATTCAGTCTCAGGAACACTTGCAGTCGCAAATGGTGGGTCTGGCGCAACTACATTTACAGATCATGGAATTTTAGTTGGGTCTGGAACAGGAGCATTTACTGCATTGGCTGCAGGAACTTCTGGTCAATTTTTAATCTCAGGTGGGTCTGGTGCTGACCCAAGTTATACATCAACCATTGATGCTGGAACATTCTAATGGCAGTAACGATACAACATAAACGTAGTCAAACTACAGGTGATACACCAACAGCATCTGATATATCACAAGGAGAAATTGCATTAAATCTTGCTGATCTAAGATTATTTACCAAGGATCACAATAATGCGATTCAGAGAATTGGGGGTGAAGACGTTGCTGCTACTTTAGATTTCACTAAGGCAGATGGAACAGTAGGTGGTATATCTGTAACAGGGTTCAAGATGAACTTTACAAAAGCTAATGGAACAGCCACAACTTATAATATATTTCAACAGATGATGTTATTTTCATTATTTCAAGGACATTTTGTATCAAGATCAGTATTCAATACTCATCAACATACAGAAACACAAGCAGTGTCTTTTGACAATGATACTGCACCAGCTGGAACAACCTCAGTACCGATTTAGATATGGCTGATAAGATACCCTTAAAAGGATTATTTGATGGGTCTGGAAACGTAACTGGTCTTGCAGAATATAGGTCTGCTGATGGAGACACACTTGGAGTGATTCATGGTGGAACTGGACTTGCAACTATAGCTGCAAATAGAATCGTTACAGGTAATGGAACATCAGCAGTAACTGCTGAAGCAAATCTGACTTTTGATGGTTCAACTCTTGCAGTAACAGGTAACACAACTATCTCAGGTAATCTTACAGTCCAAGGAGATTTCACAGAGACAGTCAAGATTGCAACTGAAGATCCAATTATTGCATTGAATACAGCAATTGGGTCTGGAGCTGCAAATACTTATGATTCTGGATTCGTAACTGAAAGAGGATCTAGTACAAATGTTGCTTTAATTTGGGATGAGAGTGAAGACCTTTTCAACTTTATAACGACTACGGATACAGGAGTTACCTCTGGAAACATAAACGTGTCTGGTCAGGCTGATATAAAGACAGGGAGTATTACTTCAACTGGAAACCTTGCAATATCTGGAACACTTACAGGAGTAACTAATTTTAATCTCACAGGAACATTACAGTTCGACTCAGGACAGACAGTGAGTGAAATTTCAGATGATACAACTCTTGCAGATGGAGCCGCAACTGCATTAGTCACAGAGAACGCAATCAAAACTCATGTCAGTGCCCAGGCATCAGCATTCGCAATCGCATTAGGATAAGATATGGCATCACCAAATACAAAAGCAACTTTAAAGGAATATTGTCTTAGGGCATTAGGTAAACCTGTAATTGAGATCAATGTTGATCCAGACCAATGTGACGATAGAATAGATGAAGCTCTTCAATATTTCGCAGAGTTTCACATGGATGGAGTAGAAAGATTATTTCTCAAACATCAAATTACTGCGGCTGAAAAGACAAGAGCAGTAACAAATATTTCAGAATCAAATACAGATGCAGTTGATAATTCTATTTCGGCAACTTGGTTAGAACAAAAAGTATGGCTTCCATTAAACACAAATATAATTTCAGTACTCAAGGTTTTTCAATTAGATAGAGGAACTACTTCTGGAAATATGTTTGATATGCAGTATCAAATGAGGTTGAATGATTTACATGACTTTACATCAACTTCTCTGGTACATTATCAAATGCTACAAGAACAGATAGACTTTATGCAACATATTCTGGTAGGTGAGTTCCCAATAAGATTCAACATTCATCAGAATAGATTGTATTTGGATATGGACTGGCCTAATGAGGTTAGTGATGATCATTATATTGTTATCGAATGTTACCGAAAACTTAACCCAACAACATATACGGATATCTACAATGATTCGTATGTTAAAAAGTATGCAACGGCACTCATCAAAAAACAGTGGGGTGCTAACTTAATCAAGTTCAATGGAGTCCAAATGTTAGGTGGAGTTCAGATGAATGGAGAAATAATTTATCAACAGGCTGATGAGGAAATAAAGTTACTAGAAGAACAGATGCTCAATGGTTATGGTCTTCCTGCTGATATGATGGTGGGATAATATGCCAACAAATGTATATTTTAATACAGGGACAAAACCAGAACAGAGGTTATATGAAAATCTGATCATCGAACAGTTAAGAGCGTTTGGTCATGATGTATATTATTTACCTCGTAAATTGGTCAATGAGGACACTCTATTCGGTGAGGATACTCTATCAAGTTTCAATGATGCATACCAGATAGAGATGTATCTTGATAACATCGAAGGATTTGAGGGTCAAAAAGAAATGATGACTCGTTTTGGTCTGGATATGCAGGACGAAGCGACATGGGTAGTTTCAAAGAGAAGGTTTGAACAACTGATCAGTACGGATCAAAACCTTATAGTCACAACAAGGCCTAACGAAGGGGATCTAATTTATTTTCCCCTTGCAAAGAAACTCTTTGAAATTTCCTTTGTGGATCAAGATGATCCATTCTATCAGATAGCAAATCTACCTGTATTCAAGATGAGGTGTAGAACCTTTGAGTATAGTAGTGAGGCTTTGGATACTGGTGTATCTGAGATTGATGATATTGAAACAGCAGAATCTACAGATGCACTTGCATATCAATTAGTATTAGAAACTGCTACGGAATCTGGAACTAACTATTTAATTACAGAAGATGGAGCCTTTATTGTCAGTGAGGAGTATAACATAGATACTATAGATACTTCTTCTGATTCAGAGTATTTTGAAACGCAAGGTGATTCGATACTTGATTTTACAGAACGCAACCCTTTTGGTGAGGTAACATAATGCTTGGTCAAACTTTTTACCATGAGACACTACGAAAATGTGTAGTGGGATTTGGAACACTTTTCAATGACATTCATATTGTCAGGAGAGATAGTTCAGGAAACGTACAACAATCTATGAAGGTTCCGTTAGCATACGGGCCTAAACAGAAGTTTCTTACAAGACTTAGAGAAGATCCTAGTATCTCAAAGTCAGTTGCAATTACACTTCCAAGAATTGGATTTGAGATTGGTGCAATGACTTATGACAGTACAAGGAAACTCAACAAGATTCAAAAAGTCAAAAAGGCAGGATCATCTGGGAACAAGGTGGACACACAATATATGCCTGTTCCTTATAACATTGACTTTGAGATGTATGCAATGGCTAAGAATAGTGATGATGCTCTACAGATAGTGGAACAGATTCTACCATACTTTCAACCAGAGTATACTATCACTATTAATGATATCGTTGCAATGAATAGTAAACGTGATGTGCCTATCATTTTAAATGGTATATCATACGAAGATAATTATGAAGGTGACTTTGCAGAACGAAGAGCAATCATATATACTCTAACTTTCACTGCAAAGGCTTACCTCTACGGGCCAGTTATTTCTGGACAAGTAATTACAAAAGTACAGGTGGATCAATTTACAGATTCATCTGCAAATGCACCTAAACGTGAACAGAGGTACACAGTTACGCCTGATCCTGCAAGTGCTGATTTTGATGATGATTTTGGTTTTAATGAGACATCATCTTTCTATCAAGATGCAAAAACATACAACCCATCTACAGGGCAAGACGAATAGGTAAAACATGGCAAAACAATCAATAGGATTAGGTTCTTCAGCAAATGATGGTAATGGTGATACACTAAGGGCTGCTGGAACAAAAATAAATGCAAACACTGATGAAATCTATGCTAGATTTGGAAGTGGTACAGACTTAGAAACTGCAACCTCTGCCAATATTCTGGTTGGAAACGGAACTAAGTTTGCAAGTGTAGCATCTAGTGGAGATTTTAATGTCTCTAGTGCAGGAGCAATCAATGTCCGTACTACTGGTGCTGTTAGTAAAATTACAATACCATCTGGTTCTGCACCAGGCTCTACTGCAAATACTTTGTATAACATTGGAGGTTCTTTATACTTCAATGGATCAGTTGTCGGTACTGGAAACGTAACTGGTATGACTGCATTTTCAGTTAATTCAAATGGTGGTGGATCTGCTTCACAATCAATTACTCAAGGTAATACTTTAAATCTAAATGGTGGTACAGGTATTACAGCTGTTTCATCAAATACAGATACAGTAACATTTACCATCGACAATACAGTAGTCGCAACTCTGACAGATACCCAGACACTTACAAGTAAATCTTTAACTGCACCAATACTTACTGGATCTTCAAGTGCAGCTGGTTCGATACTTTTCAAAGAAGATACAGACAATGGAACCAATGCAGTAACTTTGATCGGCCCTGCAGCCACGGCAGATGTTACAATTACACTTCCTGCATCTGCTGGAA